GGGCATTAATACCGACAAACTCACCAAGGAAACCGAGCAACTCGAAAAGGCATACGAGCGGGTAAGAAACAGCCAAGAAAATATTGCCCGAGTGAACCAAGCCATAGAGGAAAACAAAACCGCAATATCTGAAACCAAAACAGAGTTACTAAAAACGGTGGCAACGGTTACGGCAACAGGTGCGGCGTTTTATAAAGCGTTCATCAGTCCCGCAGCGGAGTTTCAAAGCGAAATGTCAAACTTGGGCGCAATAACAGGCGCAACGAATGAAGAAATTGACCTTATGGCATCGGGTATGCGAGCAATATCCAAAATAACGGGAACGCCCCTTATGGAGCTTGCACAAAATGCAAAAATGGTTGCAGAAGCTGGCGGTGATATTAATTTAGTCATGGCGCAAATGTCGCATGGTACAAATTTAGCGAATGCAACACAAAGCGACATGGCAACAACACTTGACTTTTTAGGTTCTCAAATGAAAACCTTTAATCTTGAAGCGGAAGTGACAAAAGATGTTGCGGACAGCTTTGCCTACGTGACTTCTCTTGCAAACTTGGAATTGAAACAGCTTGGAGATGCTTATGTAAACGTAGGCGGTTCGGCGGCTCAAGCAGGAATGTCAATTGACGATGTGAACGCAATTATGGTTACGTTTTCAAATGCCGGATTGAAGGGCGGCGCAGCGGGTACTTCATTAAATGCCGTATTGCGAAACTTATCTACACCGACCGACAAAGCCGCCGGAGCATTAAAAGAATTGAACGTATCGCTTTACGACAGCACAGGCGCAAGCCGTGATATGTTTGACATTATGAAGGATTTGGAAAAATCACTTGGCGGATTGACTGATAAACAACGGAATCACTACCAAAATATGATTTTCGATACCGTGGCGCAAAAGGGGTGGAACATGGTTTCCGCCGAAGGTATAGACACTATATTGGAGTTGCGGGACGAAATCACAGATTCCGCAAATGCCTTTGACGGTTTAGGACAATCCGCAGGCATGGCAGGAAAACAGCAAAACGACTTGACGGGCGATATATTAAAGGCAAAAGCCGCATGGCATGATGTATCACTTACGATAGGCAATTTGTTTACCCCATATGTGCGAACAGCCGTACAACAAGTTACGCAAATAATCAACAAGGTAGGCGAGTTTGCACAGGAAAACCCCGAACTTATAAAGACACTTACAAAGGTCGTGGCAGGGCTTGCGGGTTTGAAAATTGCGGGTTTGGGCGCGAAGCTTGGCTTCCAAGAAATCGAACTTGGCGTAAATTATGCAAAAAAAGCATTAGCACTGTTTCAAGGCAGTATGGCAGAGGGTGCAGCAGCGGCGGCAACAGGTAGCGGCAAAATTGCCACATTGGGCAAAACGCTTTCGAGCTACTTCGGCGGCGTGAAAAACTCCATTGGTGGTGTCGGAAGTTCCGTCGACGCACTTGCAGGGGGTAAACTTTCTGCACTTGGCGGCACGTTCTCGAAAATTGGCGGCGGCATGAGCGACAGCATACTAAAGCCCCTTTCGAGCATAGGAAGCAAGGTTACTGGCGCACTTGGCGGCGTTGGCGGTAAGGTTACGGGATTCTTCGGCGGTATTGGGCAAAAGGTTGTGAATGGGCCGCTTGGCAAAATCGGCGGCGTTTTCCAAAGTTTGGGAAGCACAGCGGGCGCAGTGCTTGGCGGACCGCTTAAAGGACTTGGAAGCTTGTTCGGCGGACTGTTTGGAAAAGCAATGCCTATAATTATGATTTTATCCGCACTTTCCATGCTGTTCTTGCATTTGAGCGGCGAGGACACAAGCGCATTCATTGAACCGCTGAAAGAAGCTTTTGAGCAACTGAAACCCGTGCTTGCTGAAGCAATGAACCAATTTAAGGCATTAGGCAAACAAATCCTCCCCTTGCTCATAGGTGCGGCAAAACAGCTTGCGCCGCTTTTAGGGCAAATTGTAACGGCAATCTTGCCCGTTATAATTGAACTGATTCAGACAATTGTTCCCATCATTGTAGAACTTGTTCAACAGCTATTACCTGCAATAATCAATATCATAACCACGCTTGCGCCGTTGCTAACGGATATTATAACGGCGATTCTCCCGGTTGTTGTACAGTTGCTTCAAATGCTGTTGCCTATCATTACGCAACTCGTAACTTCGATATTACCCCTAATTGTTGACGTGCTGAATATGCTCATGCCGATAATAACGGAGCTGATTCAAGCCGTGTTGCCCGTGCTGATGTCAATTCTTGAAGCCCTTATGCCTGTTATAAAATTCCTTGCAGAATTACTTAGCAATGTGCTTGGTGCGGCGTTTGATGGCTTGAAACCCATCATTGAAGCCGTTATGGGCTATTTCAAAGGTTTAATTGACTTCATTACAGGTGTTTTCACTGGCGATTGGGGTAAAGCTTGGCAAGGCGTAAAGGATATGTTTTCGAATATCGTTAGCGGGCTTGTCGGCGTGTTCAAACTGCCCATTAATATTATCATCGAAGGTGTAAATACCTTCTTGGGCGGATTGAACAAACTTACTATACCTGATTGGGTTCCGGGTGTTGGCGGAAAAGGTATCAATATACCTCTTATTCCAAAGCTCGAAACGGGTTCAAACTACACACCCGACACATTCATTGCGGGTGATGTAAACGGCAAAGGTGGTGAACTTGTCACAGGCGCAAGAGGGCGCAAGGTGTTTACAGCGGCAGAAACAAGTTCAATCTTTGAAAATATCAAAGCGGCAAATGCGATGAACAGTGCGCCGCGAGCAATGCCAACAGCTATACCAATTTCGGGCGGCGGCGGACAATCATTTACGATTCAGTATAGCCCGACAATTTATGTTGATGGCAATACGCCGGGGGACTTGGAAGAAAAACTAAAACAAAACAACGAGTCTTTGTTGCAGTTACTCAAAGACTTTCTTAGACAGCAAAGAGAGAATGAAAGGAGAATGGAATTTGCCTAAAACGTACATAACCACTTCGGGCGATATGTGGGACTTGATAGCGAAAAAGACGCTTGGAAGCGAAATGCAGACAGACGCGCTTATTCGAGCAAACAAGGAACACCGAAACACTTTCATCTTTTCGGCGGGCGTTGAACTTGTCATACCCCATATTCCAATTAAACCCCCGGCGAGCTTGCCGCCTTGGAAAAGAGGTGGTGCAATATGAGCAACAACGACATGGCACGGCGTACAGAAATCAATATTACAATCGACGGCGTGGACATTACAACGGACATAAACAAGCACCTTTTACAAATGACATATACAGACCACGAGGAAGATAAAACCGACGATTTGCAGCTTTCCCTTGATGATAGAGAAGGAACGTGGCTTTCAAATTGGCTTGCCGGAGCTGATGGCGGTGAAGAAAGCACCAAAGGTGCAATATTATCCGCTATTCTTTTGCAAAAAAATTGGGAAAGCAACGGAAGTGACCGCATTCTTGATTGCGGTTCATTTGAAATTGACAGCTTGGACGCAAGTGGACCGCCCGCCACGGTATCTATTAAAGCCACTTCCCTTCCCTATTCATCTACGGTTCGTACAGAACGCAAAACAAAGGCATGGGAGAAAATAAAACTTTCAGCCATTGCGAATGAGATTGCCAGTAAAAACGGAATGAACTGTATGTTTGAATCTTCGCTTGACCCATTATATATACGACGTGAACAAGTTCAAATTTCGGATATTGTGTTTTTGCAAGGGCTTTGTAAAGATGCAGGAATATCCCTCAAAGTGACAGCAAAAACAATCGTGCTGTTTGACGAAGCGGAATACGAGCAAAAGCCGCCCGTTCGCAAAATTGAACGTGGCATAGCGGACGTTATAAGTTACCGCTTCGGAACTTCCTCGAACGATACAAAATACAGCAAATGCCATGTTATTTACACTGACCCAAAGACAAAACAGAAAATTGAATATACCTACACCCCAAGAGGAAGCGACCCCAAGGGACAAATCCTTGAAATTAATGAAAAGGTAAATACCCGAGAGGAAGCCCGCCAACTTGCCATGAAGCGACTTCGGCAGAAAAACAAATCGGAATTTCAAGCAGAATTTTCGCTTGTCGGCGATACTCGCCTTGTCGCGGGCGTTACGGTGGAGGTTAATGGGTATGGTATGTTTGACGGAAAATATATCATTGAAACAGCAACACACAACGTAACCGCAAGCGGCTATTCGTTGCAAATCAAGCTTCGGCGTGTTTTGGAGGGTTATTGATTATGATTACAGAAAGGGAATTGCGAGCATTGCGCAATATTGTCCGCATTGGAACAGTTAGTTCGGTTGATTCAACCACCAATACGGCACGGGTTGCCTATGATGATAAACCCGATACGGAAGGCACACCCCTTGTTTCTGCCCCCTTGAAAATCGTTTCAAGCGGCGAAGAATGGTTGCCGACCGTAGGGCAATTCGTTCTTTGCCTTTATCTTCCTCACGGTGAAAGCGACGGCTTTATTATGGGG